GAAGCAGCTAGAGTTTGCATTAACGATAAATCTAGGGCTGCTGGGGATGCTGCCAGGGCTGCTGCTTGGGCTGCTAGGGATGCTGCTGGGGCTGCTGCTGGGGCTGCTGCTGGGGCTGCTGCTTGGACTGATGAAGTCAACTGGCAAGAACAACACCTGAAGGAACTGCTAGGTGAATAAAACCAATGCCTCGCTAACCCATAACAGGCTAACGAGGCAAGAGGGAAGTAAAGCCCTTAAATACTACAACTAATTAGAGAATAAAACAAGAGGAGTAATGGAAATGGCTAGATATACACCAGAAGAAATACAGCGAGGAGAAGATAAGGTGGAATTAGACAAATACGACATAGCCCTTACTAAAGCCTGTGCAACAGATGACAACCGACTAGTTCTAACCAACGTAGCCTATCAGGGAGGTAAGTTCAAAGCATCCGATGGGTTCCTGCTGGTAATGAGAGAAGCTAGCAACCCTAATTCAATGGATACCATGATACCGGCAAAGATTCTCAAGACTATCAAGACCACGGAAAAGAAAGTAGCCAATTTAACCATAGACAACAGATGTCAAGTGACCTATACTGATGCGGCAGGGAAGGAAATAGAATCAGAACCCACGGTAAGTTTCAAGCCTGCCGCTGGGACTTTCCCGAACACAAAGACGATAATGCCCAAAGGACAAGAGAAGAAAGCAACGGTAGCCCTATCGGTAGGATTGCTAAAGAAAATGCTGTCCTGTCTGCCGAATGATGGAACATTAAGAATCGGGTTAAATGGGACAACAGATCCTGTAGAGTTTCATTGTGGTGGCTTCATTGACAGACCGATATACGGAGCGATAATGCCTATGTATATAGAGTGGAAAGGCTTTAAATGGCAGAGGGAGGAATAACATGGAAAGTTTTGTAATAACAGGTCGTGCGGAGGAAGTATTCAAGCTCATCGCACTAAAGGCACAGGAAGAGAAACGTAAAGAGGAGAGGGAATGAAATTATCAGGCAGTTGCAAAGCTAAGGATTTAATCAAGGCTATAACGGAAGCATGGAACGAACAAAACATCGGTCAGGTCTGGACTTTAGATGAGACAGATACAGAAATAATAGGGAGGAACTAGAATGGAAGCAACAAGAAGGTACAGGGTAAATGTCAGCACATCGGTTAAGGGAGTCAAGACATATGATTGCACTGTGGAGTTAAATGTTTCCTTGGGGCTTGACGAGGCGACAACAAACGATGCGGAGACTCACAGGAAGGGCATCTTAGCCGAATCCGATGCCTTAGTGGCAGAACTTGACAAGAGGTATCCAATAACGGAGGTGACAAAATGAGCAGTCTTAACAGTCAAACAATTATCGGGAATGTAGGGAGTGAACCAGAGATGCGTTTCGTTCCCAGTGGAAAGGCCACCACTTCGTTCAGTGTAGCCTGCAATGAGAAGTACGGAGATAAGGAATCAACCGAGTGGTTTTCAATTGTGACATGGAACAAGTTAGCTGAAGTATGTAATCAATACTTATCTAAAGGCCAGCAGGTTTATGTAGAAGGTAGGACTCAAACAAGGTCATGGGAAACTGATGGCGTTAAGCACTACAAGCAAGAGGTTATCGCTAATAAAGTCATATTCTTAGGGCAACGCAAACAGGAAAATACAGAAGAAATCGGAGAGGATGTGCCGTTCTAATGGGATATACTAAAGGGGAAATGACAGACAGCGGGCTTGATTCTAGTGGGCGAGCAGTATTGAGACTAGACCCCGATTTACTCAATAAGCTCAAGGCAGCACCTGATATGTATGAGGCACTAATCAATCTAGTCTATCGGATAGATGGTGGATTAGCACTAGGCGAAAAACTTGACGTATCACCAGCCAGAATAGCACTAACCAAGGCAGAGGGTAAAGGAGAATAATATGAATAAATCAGAATCTATTGCCAGTCTAGCAGATGCGCTTTCCAAAGCACAATCAACTTTCTTGCCTGTTAAGCGAACAGAACAGGTATCCTATCAAACTACCAGGGGGTTAAAGAAGTACAAATATGCTCCCCTGCCAAACGTATTGGAATCTATACACAAGGCATTAGCAGATAATGGGCTGGCAATATCGCAAGTGCCTAAAATAGAAGGGGATAAGGTCGTTATAGAAACAGCCATTATCCATAGTTCCGGTGAATGGTTGTCAGGTGATATGGTTGTCTGTAATGATAATCTTCCCCCACAAGAGAAGGGGTCAGCATTAACTTATACTCGCCGGTATGCCCTATCATCTATTTTAGGGTTAGCTGCTGATGAGGATGATGATGCTGAAATTGCTACAGTACAAGCAACCAAGCCAGAGGTTAAAGCACCAGTTAAGCTTGTTTCACCAACTGTTGAAACATCACCAAGCGACATGGGAGTGGGCGGTATCACCCCACCTCAAACCAAGAAAATCCATGCCACAGCTAAAGAGAAAGGTCTGCCACCAGAAGAAGCTAGAGCCTATATGCAGAAAACATTTAACAAATCATCTACTAAAGAACTAACCAAAGATGAGGCTAGTGCTATGATTGCGTTCCTTGAAGAGATTGTAGCAGGGGAACCTCCTCTAGTAAGAGCAGCTAAACATCTAGAGTGCAAATCTCTAGCCAGCACAAGGAAGTAAAATGGAATGTACTAAAGTATTCACCAAGTATGACAGGGTTCCAGAGAGGATAGAACGGTTACGAGCTTACCAGATAGTGAAGGGCTTGGAGGGTGTACTGTTCGTATCCTACTCAGACAGTAAGACTAATAAATTGTTCACAGTAACACGAAAGGATTACAATGGATAAGCTACTAATAGGTATCGGAACATGGATTTTTAGCGATGGCATTTACTCTTGGATTTTATACCATAACGCAGACAGTTATAACGGCAAACACCAGACGTTTTTACGTGACCACTTTATCAGGTTAATAAGAATCATACTAGCAATAGTGCTAATTATTATGGGAGCTTTATGAATAATATACATGGTTGTATCCATTACTGGGAGAGTGTGCTGCTAGCCAATAGATTCATATTAGCTTCATCAACAACAGCACTCTTGGAACAAACGATCGAGAACCTGAAGGAATTAGCGACCCACTATACAGATATAGAGATGTAACCTTACTAAATGCTTGCTTTATCTATACTTATAATATATACTAGGTGGTATGAAAGATATGAAGATTGTTAGAACATGGAAGTGCAAGAAGTGTGGTCATGAATGGACAGGGAGGTTATTCTCCAAGCCTATCGTCTGTCCTAAGTGCAAGAAATATACGTGGGATAACTGATATGCAAATAGGAGAACTTCTAAACAAGCTGCAGAAGGTTAAAATTATGAGTGATAAATCCTATATGGCTGTCTGCCCAAACCATCCAGATAAGAACCCTTCACTACATATTACTGTGAAAGAGGATAATATACTCCTGAAGTGTATGACTGGATGTGAGAATGAGGACATCGTGGAATCTTTAGGATTAGAAATGTCAGACCTTTTCATCAATCGGGATAAGGTGTTACCCCCTTTAGCAAAAGAAAGTAACAAAGAAAACTCAATCCCCCGTAACTACGGTAAGTATACAGAGAAAACGGAAGTCTGTCCAGAGAAAACTGGCAAGATTATTGCCGAATATGATTATAAAGATGGCATGGGGAACCTCTTATATCAGGTAGTCAAGCTAGAACCCAAGTCATTCAGGCAACGACACAAGAACGGTGGCGGTGAATGGGTTTGGAATATGGATGGCGTACAACGAGTACTTTACCATCTTGACGCTTTACGTGAGGTAAGTCATGAATCTGTATACTTGGTGGAGGGAGAGAAAGATGCTGACAATCTGTGGAATTGGGGATTAGTAGCCACAACTTCACCCGGCGGTGCTGGAGCATGGAAGGATGAATATGCCGAATACCTCAAAGACAAGAAGGTAGTTATCATTCCCGATAAGGATGCACCAGGGTTTAACTACGCATTGAAAGCATCTCAGTCGCTTGAAGGATTAGCTGCCAGCGTATCGGTTATCATACTCCCCGGTGAGACTGTAAAGGATGTTTCAGACTGGCTAGAGCAAGGCGGAGACTACGAACTATTAAAGACAATGGGACAACCTGTTGATTGTCTGACAAAACTGACAAAACTGACAAATGATAAAATCACTGACAAAACTGACAATCGCAAAAACGCTGACATATCTGACAAAACTGACAGGTCTGACAAAACTGACATGTCTGACAAAACTGACGTTGTTGACATTACTGACATTAACTTCCAGCCCACTAGGGGAAGGGAAATATGGAAGTTGGTTGATGCGTGGTTACTCTTGCATTTAGGTGAGAAGTTCGACTTGGACACGATATGCAGGCAATTAGATATTAAGGCAAGGGATGACCGTCACCACGTAGTAAAGAAGTTATCCTATGAAGTCACTCAGGAGAATCTAGAGAAGTCAGACCGTTTGTACATATTCGTGAACAAAGACTTTAAGAGTATAGATTGGGTTAATGCTTCATCATCTCCTCCCCTCCAGATACGCTGGCCGTACGGGATAGATGATGGGACAAAGTTTGGGTTTGACGGTTATGTATCTATCTCGCCCGGAGATATTATCGTGATAGCTGGTGTTTCCAATATGGGCAAGTCGCTCTTCTGCCTTAACTTCCTTTGGGAGAACATGGATAATTACCCTTGCACACTGATGGGTAATGAATACTCGCCCGGTAAATTCAAGAGGCGTGTTTCAAATATGGATTGGAAAGAACCTCTCACGGCACAAGGCAACCCGAAGTTTGAACTTATAGAACGCCGGGAAGCATGGAAGGACATCATCCGACCGAACAATATAAATATCATTGACTGGATTAACCTGGATGATAACTTCTACAAGATGGGTTCTATTATTGACGGTATCCAGAGCAAGTTGAAAGACGGTATTGCGGTAATTGCTATACAGAAAGCCGAAGGGAAGGGTTTAGGGCTAGGTGGTGGTTTCTCAGAGCATCTTGCTAGTCTTTACTTGAGCATAGATTTTGAAAGGATAACAGTACGCAAATGCAAAGAATGGTCTTACAAGAATCCAAACGGTGAGATATATGCTTTCAAGATTACAAACAGCGGGACAAAGTTTGAAGATATTCACAAGGTTAAATCATGTGCCAAGTGTTACGGTACTGGTAAGACACGAACTGGTGACTGTGACATATGCTCAGGTAAAGGATATATAGAAGTTTAGGAGTAAAGTAATGGAGAAAAGTGGTAAGCAGACTTGCTATATGGGGCAGTGGACAATGAAGAATTGCGAGTTAGTTTTATTAGGAACTAGGGGTAAAATGACTCAATATCTTCAGAGTAGAAAAGTTAGACAGTTACAAGAGGCTGTTAGGGAAAGAGAAATACATAGCCGTAAACCCGCACTAATAAGGGGTAGAATTGTAGAGATGTTTGGTGACTTACCACGAATTGAACTATTTAGCAGGCAACGGGTAGAGGGTTGGGACTGTTGGGGAAACGAAGTTGATAGCGACATAGAATTGAAATAGATTGTGCAACTGTTGCACAAAGTAGGAGGGGAGATGGAGATATGGGAAGTTACTAGGGAAGCAGCAAGAAAAGTGGCTTCGTGGCCTGAGTGGAAAAGAAATATAAGGGTCACAAAGTATTCAGGACTTTCTCGTGATGAATGTGTGAAATTAAACGAAGCAGAAGAGAATCATAGGTTATCCTGTGGCGATTATTCATGGTGGCCTAAATGATTAGTTGTCTAGTATAGATATTGCAACAATTGCACAATGTAGGAGGGAAAGATGACTTGTATTGTAGGTTTGGTTCACGAAGATAAGGTTTACATAGGTGGCGATAGTGCGAGTGTGGCTGGTTATGGTCTAACTGTAAGGGCTGATGAGAAGGTGTTTATAAATGGTGATTTCATTATGGGGTTTACCAGTTCCTTCAGGATGGGGCAACTATTAAGATATAGCCTCAAGCCCCCGAAGTATCATCCTGATGTTGATTTGAACGAGTATATGGTAAATGATTTTATTGATTCTGTTAGAAACTGCCTTAAATCGGGCGGCTTTGCAGAAAAGGATAAGGAAGTTGAAAGGACGGGGACTTTTTTAGTTGGTTCTAATGGTAAACTGTTTAAGATAAGTTCCGATAATCAAGTAGGCATACCGTTCTTGTCTTTCGATTCCTGCGGTTGTGGTGAAGATATAGCGTTGGGTTCAATGTATTCTAATTCTAGTTTACCCCCAGAAGAAAGGATATTGCAAGCACTTGAGGCAGCAGAACAGTTTAGTGCAAGAGTTAGGAGACCATTTATTGTGAAATGTTTGGGTAAAAATACTGTAAAACCAGAATTACCACTGCCTGCCCCAGATTGGATTGAGAAGGGGTATCCTAAAAGAGATGTCTAAGAGTATAGATTTAAGTGAACTATATAAACCACACACGATGGAGGTAACAAGATGAAATGTCCAAATGAACAATGCCACTATTTTAGCAACGTCAATTCCTCTAAGTGTTATATGTGTGGGGTTAAAGATTTCAAGGAAAATCTCCCTTGCCCGTTTTGTAGTGATGGGGATTTTGACTTGATAGGCTTAAAGTCCCATTTAGAACATGGTGACTGCGAGCCGTATAATCAAACCTTAACAGTTCAAAGAATATTTTAATAGATATTGCAACGTATTGCACAATGTAGGGGGGAAGATAATGAGAATAATACGCAAAGACAATGAAGATGCCGATGATACGGATAAACTAATGGCTGTGAATATTACAGAGGCTGTGTGTGACCAGTTTAGTGATTGGCAAGCAGAACCAGTACCATTTAATCTAAAGGCAGACATTTACTACCGAGTAAGAAAAGCACAAGAAGACGGTATTGAGGTTTAAGTGAGTAAACATTCCATAGATTTAAGTGAACTATATAAACCACACCCGATGGAGGTAATATAATGGCTAATGTTATTCGTACAATTGTTATACCTGCTCAATTTAGGTTCTCAGGGATTGAGGCAATAACACAGAAGGTTGGGAGTGGCGCAGTAACTATTCACTATACAGACAATACTACAGAGTGCGCTATCTACTCAAAGGATATTGGTGAATTAAAGGACTTTGATGAAGTCGCCGATATGGTGGAATTTATTAGGTCTAGGAATATTAAATGAGTAAAGTTTATTTAGGGGATTGCCTTGAGATAATGCCTGATATTCCCGATAAGAGTATTGACATGATTCTGTGTGATTATCCTTACCGAAACGGCATGAGCTTTGAGGAGCTAAAGGCTTTAAGAGTACAGAATAAAAAGATGGAGTGTGAGCGATGAGTGGGATACAGCATAATGCTCTCGTAGACATAGGGGCTAAATGGTTAGCCCACGGGCATGATGGGCGACAAATGGGGGGGTGTTATGTAGGTAGTTGCGGAGTGATATTAAAAGAATATGTCGCTGGTAGACGCTTAGAAATACCCGATGTTATAGGGTTTGCTTCTGATTTTTCAATCGTCATTGAGTGCAAAGTAAGCCGAGCCGATTTCCTAAATGAACGAAAGAAAGTACACGCTATTTCTGGGATAAGGGGGCGATTGGGGAATTATCGCTACTACTTTACGCCCGATGGTTTGCTAACGATGGCGGATATACCCGAAGGGTGGGGGCTGCTATCAACAACAGGGGATAAAGTGAGTGTCAAACTTCCTGCGCCGCACTTAGAAGACCCTGGAATTAAGGTGGCGGAATACGAGCTACTTTACTCTATTATCAGACGTATAGAAATAAGGGGATTGCTCCCAAAAGTACAGGAGAAACTAACAGGAGGGGAGCGATGAGACTGACTGACGAGGAAATGAAGCAAATAATCTCGGACAATATAGGGTTGCTAGACGATGTGACTAAAGCCCCTGAATTGCTATTTAAGGTAGCCGATGCCCAGCTAGCCAAGTGCCAACTCTCAGACGATGAACTGGTTGAGGCGTGGGATGCATTAAGTAAATGGTTGACATCAGAAAATACCTGCCCATTAGGGGAGGAACAACCATGCCCCTATGAACCGTTACACCTATCTTGTGACGATTGTCATAAAGAAAGAATATTGTCGTTGGTTAAGGAATACCTTCTCCCCCTGCACAATGCCGCCGTAGCCAAGGCGGTAGAGGATGCCAGACAACAGGCTTTCAAGGAAGTGGGAGAGTGGCTGAAGAAACCTAGTAACTTCCCCTTTGGCGGTATCTCCTCATCAGATATGGATATGCTCTCTAAAGGAAAACTGAATGACTAAACGCAGCCGGACAAAACGCCAGGAATACTATGAGGCAAATAGGGAGATTATTGAAAAGAGTATAGATTTAAGTGAACTATATAAACCACACACGATGGAGGTATTATGAATAAGTATAAAATTATCTATGCAGACCCGCCGTGGCAACAAAAGATGGTGTCGATACTTAAAAGGCGACCTCTTACCGCTAATAAATTGCCTTACCCTACGATGACACTGCAGGAGATAAAAGCATTACCTGTGGGTGAGTTGGCAGACGATAACTGCCACCTTTGGTTATGGACAACAAATGCCTTTTTGCACGATGCCTTTCATGTAATAGAAGCGTGGGGCTTTAAGTATATGATGGTGATAACGTGGGTGAAGAAGTCTGGCTGTGGTATTTACTGGGTAAGCACTACTCAACCTTTACTATTTGCGTATAAAGGTAAGTGTAAGTTCCCACTATCTAAACTGAAACCTACACACTTAATAACGCCCCCGCCCAGAAAGCACTCACGGAAGCCTAGCGAGTTTTACGACCTTATTGAAAGTATATCACCAGCACCACGCCTTGAATTGTTTGCACGTAATAAGCGTGATGGTTGGGATAGTTGGGGTAACGAAGTAGAATCAGATATAGTATTCTAAAGATTGCGCAATGCGTTGCAATAAGTAAAGGGTAAGAAAATGAAAGCTAAAGATACGGTGATGAGTCGCAAGGGAAAGCAAAGGTTGATAGTTGAACGAAGCCACCAGCAGACCGTTGGTGAAACCCAAGAAGATATGCTACTAAAAGCCCAGGCAATAGCCACATGGGAAGCAGCAGAGCAAGCCACCCTGAAAAGAGTCGGGGAATGGTTCGATAAAGATGAACCAGCAGACTTCGGGAAGTTTATGGAATCCCTTAGGCAAGGACAGCTAAATGACAAAACGTAATCGGGAGCGCAGACAAGAGTACTACGAGGCTAACAGGGAGATTATTGAACAGAGACAGGGGGAGAAGTAGGGTGATGCCGATTTCAGAAAAGGACTTCCAGAAATCCGTGATAGACCTGGCGCGAGTCCTTGGATATAAAGCAGCTCACTTCCGGGGCGTACGGGTACAGCGTAAAGATGGCTCGGTATATTACCAGACCCCCGTGCAGGCAGACGGCGCAGGATTCCCGGACCTTGTTCTCACCCACAAAGAAAAGAAACGCACCCTGTTCATCGAGTTAAAGAGCGAGAAGGGCATTGTATCGCCGGAGCAGTTGGCTTGGCTGGAAACTCTGGCAGCTAACGAGGGCGTGGAGGTGTACACCCTTAGGCCGTCTGAATATGAGTACATCGAGGAAATACTAATGCTCCCGGCAACGCCCAGTGTGAACAACGAGAAGCTAAGGAGGGCAAGTAAGTGAACCCTATCATCAATCCCGGTGACCCGAACTGCCGGCACGTTATGAAGATAAGCCCTCCGGCAAGGGGTGAGCATGAGATAGGGACTTGCTCTCTTTGCGGGCGTAGGGTTGACTACACCCTGTTACAGTCCAGCATGGACAGGCGGAAGAGAGCCGAAATAGATAAGCCGGTAACGTTACTCGCTCCAGGCATGACCATGGGGAACATCGTGAAATCCAGAACAGGGGGAACAAGAGGGCCCAGCGGTATCTATCGAACGAAAATAGTAGGGGGAGGGTTGAATGAGCAACACCCATAAGGACAACAGGAAGCACAGACGTAAAGGTTGGACAAATGGCAAGGGCTTGAAAGAACACCAGATACGAGAGAAAAGACGAAAGGAGGTGAAGTAAATTAGAAAGATACGCTGTTTATTCACAGGACATAAGTGGTCGGTGTGGTATCCTGGCATACACGGTGGGAGATTCTACCGCTACTGCTATCGGTGCAGAAAGATTGAGGATAAGAAATGACATTTGATTCAGGCTTTTGGATATTGATAGTGCTATTATCATTAGGCATAATCAGTTCCCACTTGTTAGGAGTACGAAAAGTAAAGAAACAAATAAGGAACATCAAGCACGAAGAACAGACGAAAGGAGGTAAAGAGTAAAAAAGGTTACTCACCCACAAGGATAATAAAATTTTAGGAGTAAAAGATGAAGAAATTATTTACACTAGCAATCGTGGCAATCATAATCATATCCACTATGCTCATGTCAGTTCCAGCACTAGCGTTCGGGGGATGGTATCCTCCTCCTCAGCCACCTATACCATGCCCCCCATGGCCTATGCCTCCGTGGAACCCTCTCCCTTGGCCTCCCTTCCATCCTCCTGTAGTTCCTAAGGTAGTATTCACTCCGGCTCCGATGTCATATTCAGGTTATGGGTGGGATCTAGATGCGCAACACTTTGGTCTAAGGGTAGAAGCTAACTTTCATATATATAAACTTAGTGATGGAAGTACCCCTGAGATAGAACAGGTAGGTACTCTTGGCGGACATACATTAAAGGTAATTATAGCTGAGGGAACTATCGCTACATCAAATGGGGCAAGGCTCAATAAACTGGCAGTTGATATTCTACCAAATGGGAAACTGCGTATTGGTCTTGAGTCTAACATGGCATTCAGCCATCCTGTTTCTATCTTTGAAATGGTAGATGGTGATTGGGTTGAACTCGTTACGTTTACACAACTGGTAAACGGAGAAACACTCTAACCTCTTGACCCTGTTCCTAAGTTAAGTCTTGGGAGCAGGAATGAATAGGTTAGGATTAAATATTCGGAGCATTGTAGTGAGCGTAACAGCCTTTATTATTAGCAAGCTTATATATTACACTACGGTAGTTTATACGACCACAAAACGTGAAGAAACAGCCAGATGAAGAACAGTTCCAGTGGCAAGTACCACCAAGAAGCGATGAGGCAAAGAGTCCAGACACCTAGTATAGTCCCTAGAGATAGCACCCACCAGTAGAGTCCCATGCGTTCCTTAGAACGTCTGAGCATAAAGGTTATCTTCTCCCTGTCTATGGGTGTCTGGAAATCCCCATCAACATCAGAGAATCCTAGTATCCACAGGAAGTAATAGTAAGTATCAGCTATCCACTTAAACATATTAGTTACCTCTCTTGTTATTCATGGAAGTCTCCAGTCCTTTAATAACGAGGCATACTTCATTCAATCCCTTATATATCTTCTCATGTGAATCCCTGTTCTCTTTGGCTTGCTGCTTAATCTCCTCAAATATTTTATCCTCAGTATCTTTCCGTTCTTTGGTTTCCTTGGCTTGTTCTGATTTACGTTCTATAACCTCCATATCTACATCCTTTCTCATATTAAGAACCTTATTAAGTAACACTCCCCAACCTACCGAAAAAGATACCATGAAACATATCACCGAAAAGATGATTCCAAGTAATGGCGTATCTATATACATCTATCTCCTTTATACAAGTGGGGTTGATAATAGCAGGAGCGTGTACTCCCACTCTACGGGTCTGTTATTCTCGTACCTGATAACTTTCCTGAATTGTTCATCCTGTGGTATAGGAAGTAACTTGACGTAAGATGTTGTCCCGGATATAGATGTAATAAAATCAACCATCGTCACCGGCCATGCAGCATTACGGCAGTTAGTGAGGCAAGTCTCTTGTAATGTCTGCCAGTTGGAAGTAGGTGAACCCTGCCTGTCTACTACGCCCTCACCAAGTCTTAGCTTGGTATAGTACAGCTTCTTGATAGGTGGGAACAGAACAGCTTTGCAGTCATAACTTAGAAGAACAGGAGTTTTTGCCGTATCATCTGTCACCCCTGTGAACTTGAACTTTATCATGGTAGAACTTCGGGAGGTACTGGCTGCTGCAAGGTATTGGGTATCAGTCATGGAGGTAGCCGAACCGTCAAACTTCACTGCCGAACTCCACGAACCGCCAAGCAGTTTATAATAAGCATTGAAATAAATATCTGCGTCATAGGTATGCCCCATGACGAGAGTTAAATCTATGAATCCCTTATAGTCTGACGGGAAATTAGAGTGTAGCCATGGAGTCTCAAAAGTCCCCCCCGTTGCAAATTTGGCATTGGTATCATTTGTTATATCTCCATATTTATTTGGCAAAGGCATATAGTAAAGTGAATTGGCAGCAAGAGTTGAGGAAATCCACAATCTCTTTTGGTAGACAGTGGAAATCCATGCAGTCTCACATCCAGTCAAGGTTAATTCCTTAATTGGATGCCACCGCCAAGATGATTCTCCGTCTACTGTTTCTTCTCTTCCTGTTAATATCTCAATCTTTGTAGAGTTATCTGTAATAAGGTAGAGATATTCCTCGTCACCACATACTGCCTCGCATTGTCCTGCAAAGTCACCGATGTTAGTTCCATACTTGCTAGGTTGTATCCATTCGTTTGATGTGCCTGCCCTTAAAAGTGCCTGGTCACCTGTAGGTCTAAAATATTCTCCACGCCATAGAGTAGAGTTCTTACCTGAATGTGTTGCACGACCAGAGACACATTCAGGAGCCAGGTCTTTCTGAACATTACCACTAGAGTCTAGGTAATAGGGCATATCCTCTTTATCTATAAGTAAAGCCCCACTCTTTTCCTGCAAGTGAGTGATAGTAGTAGCGACATCTCCAACGACTGTCTGTGCCGACCATGCTACGCCTCCATTGAGAGGGTTTGTAGTAGACCTGACAGTGTTATTCCCATCATTGGCATACATAGTATCTGCCGTAGTGTTTACCCATGCGCCATATTGAAAAGTGGTTACAACTGCCGAACTCTCATATAGAACTCCGGCAGAACTAATATACCAGTAGGCATTTGATGTCCCAAGTAGAATGAAAAGATAGTCAGTTCCCGAAACTTGAAATGGAACTAATGCGGTTATATTTGCAGGGAAACTAGCCACATCAGTAAACCCATCTCCTGTTGCGTTTAGTTTCGCCAACAACTTGCCATCGCCAATATACATCCCATCATTAAAGTCAGTTTTCGCCACCACCGTATTAACATCGGGATAATATAAAACAACATCATCAAAATAAGAATAATGTCCAGCATCGTTGGTTAATTGTTTTAGTTCAATCCTAAGTCTAGTAGCAGCGGCATTTAAGACTCTTGTAACCGCTACACTTGTCCATGCAGCCCCACCATTTACTGTGGCACTGTCAGATTCGCCTACGCCATCATCTATCGTTATCTTGGCAGTAGCGTTTGTCCCATTCTCACAATATATCCAAGCTCTAACAGTAAAGGCTCTACCCCTCCAATCATTAGTCCATGTTACAGCATCCTGATAACTTGTAGCAGCCCCTCCTGCACCAGTATTTTCAGGAAGCCAACTGTAAGTTCCAGTGTGTGCTTGTGCAGAACTCCTAACCCCACCTGTCCAGTTAGCAGCAGCCTCCATTGTACCATTAGTGATAGTTGCTGCTGTAGTATCTACTGGTAAGACAATACCCGTCAACCCCCACCCTAATATCCCTTGCCCATTCCTTAAATCCATACCGTTAGAAACGTGGTATCTCTTGGGGTCGTTGGGGTCGAATATCTCTTTACCGAATCCGGCATTGAAAGCATCCTGTACCAGGTGCAGTTCTTCTTCGGGATTCATGGCGGTCATATCGGCAGCACCGCTATGATAAAGTTGCGTTAGATACGTTCCATCAAGTTCAGAAAACACAGGGATGCCATTCTCTCGCAGTACATTAAAGCCTAGTGTATCACCAGTAGAACTATCTACGAGAGTAAGGTCAAACTTGGAACCTCCTGCCCCTGCATAATCAGTTGCCATATTATCTTAACTCCTGTGGGGTATTCATTCTTCGTAAAGGCATTAACCTAACGTACTCAGCTTGTGCTTTAGCCATCTCGGTTAGGAACCTTGTATTGTCTGTAAGGTTATGATATTGAGCCTCTCTCATCCAGAATATTTCCCTAGCTTTGGCGAGTAGTAAAGGTACTTTTTCTGCCGATAGAGTTATAGTATCTGTATCAGCACTCAAAGATTCAAGCTGGTTAATCCCTATTAGTCTCATACGATACCCACTCGCAGGCATATCGTCTAGTTTCAGGTATTGATTACTACCGTCACTGATAGTATTAAACTTTACTTGCTTGGATTTAGCTGAGTTGAAACAATGCAGGTCGTAGAAAGCAAGGTCGCTATTGCCAGCCCCTTGAATATAGACCTGACTTAAATGTCCTGTTATCAAATCATCAGGCAACAGGTATTCGTCAAGACTCATGCCATTGAGGTAAGCATCATCAAAGTAATTGTAACTTCCACTAGTCTTAACTCTGAATCTTATCTGGATTTCCTCAAGGTCTTCATTGATTGCTTGATTCTCTAGTTCCAACTTTGTGAATACACCAGCAGGATTAGATGTAGTTGAAGTAAGTGTCTGTGTTGTAGACCCATCGTTGCTTACAGTATAAATCTCTATATTAGCACCATCAGCAGCTAATGGATATGCTTGACAGTAGAAATCAACACTCCTGCCCTGTAAATCAAGCAACCTCGGATACGTGTCAGAACTGATATAGAAGTATCCATTATCCGCTCCAGCAGAAGCCTTTACTGAATAGTATCCACCCCTTGTTAAACCTGCCGTTGATGTTCTGGCAAGGGTGACATCAGATGTGCTATACCATGTTAATGCACTTGCGCTAGACCATGATTCAAAGTGTGCATCGGGTAAGATATTCCCTGTAATCAAAGTCTGGTCATCTACTCTCTTGTGCAAGGTAGGATATATTTCTTTTATAGCTTCATCAATAGCATCTACATAGTGAGAACGCTTGTACCTAAAAAGATAGCAAGTAGTGGTAGCCGACTCTACGGAGAAGTTAGCCCCACCAGCCGTTAAGGTTCCTGTGGCTGTGGCATAGGTTGTCTTCCCTGCATTTAATCCTGTACGTCTTTCTACTGTAGGGTTAGCGGTAGTGTTGAAGTATACCCACCATCCATCAAAGATTCCATTCTTTGCATCGTCATATTGATTAAGAGCAGTTGATACAATCGCTGTGGTAGTGGTTATATTAGTAGTCGTATCAAACGTAAGGTAATCACCTGCGCTCTTGGCTATTTCCTCTACTAACGACAACTTTGTGCTAGTGCTTATCGCCATTGTTACCCCCCATCATTGACATAATACCACATCTTACTGCCCCATAGCATGAGATATTACCGTTTTTAATATTCCCATTATACTTTCTATTCCAGAATCTACTAAACCGTTCAACCCCTTAGTTGCCCAACCACTACTAGGTGTATACTCATTAGCCCCCATATCCGGCGCAATCCCCACAAACTCTAACAGACACCCGGCGGTATTAAGCCCCGGAATCTCTACGCCTACGTCAATGCCGAGGCTTCCTTCAACAAGTGTGAAGTCCTGAGTAGAATTATCTGTGAAGGTGGGCGAGCCAGCTATACCATTAACGGATTGAGGATTGCTGATGCCTAACGTATATGCCTTCCATATATTGAAGTTCTCAGCGTTGGTATTTGCTGAACTACCCTTCTGAACATCATTCCATTCTATCCAATAGTTCCTGTATGACTGTACCCAGATATTATTTATAAGGTTGTAGTCAAACTCTGGTGATTGGAAATAGGCTCCGTCTACTATCGGGCCATCTGTCTCTATGATGTTGTTCTTTATATAGACGTTACGATTAGCCGGAGGGTCACCCAACATAGCGAAGAAGTAAGCCCGTGTCGTTCCTATACCTTCAGTACGATTGGAATTGATAAACGTATTGTGATAGATAAATATATCACCTGTTGAACCTTCACCGCCCTTGAATACTGTAGTAGAACCTGTCCAATGATTCTGGAGGTCGTACACTTCGTTACTGAATATATATACAGGCCCTACCATAACAGGGGTAACACTGAAAGCTGTATTCCCTTTTGAGATTATATTTCCCCATATCCTCACGTTTGCGCTGAGACCGTCTAGGGAAATTGAGTCATCGGTAGAACCTGTGATTATATTATCGTTTATATCCGTATCATGGGTTCCATTGAAAAGAGCGTAAGCCCCCCAGTTGGGAGAACTTCCAATACCATCAAGACCATGTACGGTTAATGTACCAGTAAAGGTGATTATATTTCCCCTAATTACATTCCCGCCACCAGCCATGTGTAACTTAACCCCTGGCCCTGTGTTGTTACTGGTACTCAATGCCCCAGGTTCAACAAGTATCATGGTGTTATTCTGGATAGTAAAGTTACAACTTGCGGTTTGCCATGAGTCGGATAAACTACCTACATGAACAGGAGTAAAATCATCGGGTACTGATTCAATGGTCTTCCAATCTCTTATTATATTGCTTTCAATAACCACATCGTGTACTTGTGGCGCAGTAGGGACAGCTTCTAATCCATTTATAGGCCCTGCATAGATAGCATCACCGTTGGGGCCAGTAATATCCAGTCCTTTAATTCTCACATAACAAGCCCAAACATGGATAGCTATTTTGACTCCTGCAATATCTCCCGTCATGTTCTCGGAGGTAATAGTTGCATTCTCATCGTTATAGTTCTGTAGAGTTATATAGGCAGTTGGAGTCCCGTTATGAGAGAACACTACTTCGTCAGTTGTTATATTATAGTTCCCACCTCTAAGGTAGACCGTGTCCCCTGGGCTCACAGCAGCATCCAAGCCCTTCTGTATCGTAAGCCAAGGATTACCTATGGTTCCGTTTCCTGTGCTGTCATCACCGTCTGTGGCGATATAGTAGTTATTTCCTGAATATGAGAGTGAGTCAAAATCATCATTACGTGTAGATACATTACCCGTAGCAGGATTTGTACCTGTCACGCCATCGGCATCTGTATAGGTCACCCGCACGTTATAACTTGTATTAGCCGATAATCCAAAGATAGATGCCCTGAATTGATTAACGTAGGGGTTCTCAGTAGCGTCAAACGTAGCCCGTCTATCCACAGACATAGCAATTCCTGTTATCCATGTTTCGGAAGCAGCCGCTTTGTATTCTAATACTGCGGTGTTATCCTCATTTTCGTCGCCTGTAAATGGTGCGTACACGCTGATAGTTTCATAGTTTGGTACGAGTTCAAGTGTGCCTATGGTGGTATCGTTTACCGCTACCGCTAATAGTTCAAGATTAGATACTGTCCCTGTAATAACTTCACCTGAGGAAGTGTTATCATAAGACCAGGCATTTACCATATATTGAAATGACGTTGCCCCATTAGGAACGGTTAACGTCTTGAGTAAAGTTTCTCTTACCGCATCTGAGTAAATCTTACACGTTGTATTTGAGGAAGTCTTTTCAATAGAAAGATAATAATCTGTGTCTTCTTCTATCCCATATGTCCAACTATCTTCTACATCGGTTGCACCGTCATCAATGAACATATACAAGTGGAGAGTATTAGACGAACCATAACGTACATTTAATCCTATGAACGGGTCGGAGGTTGTTATCGGGTCGGTCTGGTTAGCAAGCCCCCAAAGGCCAAGTCTAGGGCCAAATGAACTGCCTGCGTCGTCAATATTAAATTCTATTGTATGATGCCAAGTTTCCCCGAAGTAACCAACTCCGAAGTCCTTGTATACACGACATCCAGCGTTACGGGTCATGTTGGTTGCAGTAATAGTATTGGCTGATACGGTTAGATAACCGCCTGGGTCTGTCTCAATGTACGTTGTCCAATCCTCATAGGTTGTGGCTGTGACATGGGAAGGGAATACTCCGACTATCATTACCACTAAGACAACTAGCATCAACCAGTGCAGGTAGAACCTTGCCATTGGCTTCCACCCTGATAGGAAATATCCTTCATTATCTAATATCATATCGTTATCCTTTTAATCTATCCCTACCCATGTAGCGTCAAAGTGAAAGTATCCTATATCTTCTGATATAGCTCTACCGATACATACATCTTGGTCACCAGAATCAGAAGGTTGTACGTCAGTTACATTTCCTGAATTATCAGCGTCTAGCCATAACCGATTCCCTGCTGTGAAAGCCCACCCATCTTCTCGCCAGTACCCATTCAAGAGGATAGTCCCCTTAGCTTGACCTGTGATTGACTGTACCGTTAAACCATAAGGGTCACAGGTGAGATTGTCAGTAGCATTTGTATAAAGTACCTTACCTGTTGAGGTCATATAGACTACCCGGCTTGCTGCTAAGGTAGAGTTAGCAGTTACGGTTACTGTTTTACTAGCTGTGGTATAACTGTTATTCCCCAATGTAGTAGGGTCAAAATGATCATTACCTGATAGAGTGGTACTTATGAAAAATGCCCCGTGGACTGAGGAAGGAATAGCAATCACAAGCAGAGCTAGTGTGATTGCTATATAAACTATACCTTTAAATCTTTTCATTAAGAACCTCCCTTAATCCCAATCTTGGTAGCACCAGCTGTAAGCAATTTAGTGAAGTCTCTTTCAGCTACGAATCCACCGATGAATCCTTCTGCCAATATCTTGATAAATCCTGTGCTACTATAACCGCCCAATATACCAACATCTGAATAATTATTAGCTATGTAGTATAATACGGCAGCTAACATTGATGCTACAATAGACATCTGTAACTTATAGACAGAGAACGCCTCCCCTGCTTCTTTAGCCTTAGCCCATCCGTACCACATACGGCATAAGCTACCAACCAGAACAGAAATCAATGCCCATACTGAAATCATAATATTTGGTTCCGTCATTTCCTCCCCCCTATAAATTTAATCCTCTTAAAAATGAACATACTCGCCATATACCTAATATTGCAACCAGCTTATATCTAATGTTGGTGTACCACTGGGAGAGATTATTGCAAACCCACTAGTAGTAGCCCTGTTTATTCCCATCTGGACTGCCTCACCAGCTTCCATATATCCATAATTCGTATTCTGGTATATCGGAATAATCTCATTTATATCTACCGTAGCCGATAGCGCAGCACTTGGCTTGAATCTATACCAGTATGCCGTACCATAAGGATTCATGGAAGACCGCTTAATAGCCGGTAAGGTGAATGTATATGCCCCATCAACAGCCAGTGTAGCCCCAATCGAATCTGTACCATCTGAATCACCGGCTACATCAGTAAAAGCTATGGCAGTAGGTTCTGCCGTAGAGCAGTATTCCCAATCAAGCGTGACAGCTTCAGCATTGGCATTACTTCCTATGCCAAAGTAGAACCCAAGTACTGGTTCGTTAGTGGCTAGATACACATAATGGGTAGTACCCATAGCGTCTAACGGTAGATGAGTGCTGGAACTACCATCAGTTACCTCTGAGGTATACGGGGTATAAGTCGTAGCGTTATAGTAAAGACACTGTAATAGCTTCGGGCATATAGCAAAACGCCACTGAGCTGTGCAGTAGAACTTCACTTCATCCCAATTAGGTTTAACGGCTTTATATTGTACTGTTGTCGCAAGTACTAAAGTCTCCCCTTCATAGGCTTTAGTGGGTCTGAAAAATGTCTTACTAGCCATCTATTTACCTCCCTTTTTATTGGGTCTGCGTTGTCTCCGTTTTATTACTCTTGGAACTACTGGTTCCTCTATAATATTTTCTATCTTTTTTTCCTCAACTGGCATCGTTATCATATCTTCCAGAGTACTAATCTTAATATACGGGTTCTCTTTAGGAGATTCAGGTATAACATCGCCAGCTTTATAATCCCGGTGAACTTTGAGTAAACGCCAATCCTGCTTGAAACGTGTGATGAGTTTGATATATCTCAAGGCGTGTACTTCATCTTGATACTTGGGACTTTGATTCCTGTTTGTATCAATATCATATACAACGAACTTTTTTTCTACTATCCTGATTCCTAAATTCATAAAACCCCCTTTATAATAAGGGGTCAGTTAAAGCCCGACCCCCAAGAGGCTTTTGTTTAAGCTACTAAAGGAAAGTATGAAGCAGGAACAGATGCAAAGGTTATGCTAATCATACCAGTTACCGCAGCAGTACCACCAAAACAAGCAACGAGCGAACATGGACCTGCAAGTATCTTAGGAATATCAGCCTTCCATTCCATCCTTAGTGTATTTGACACAAGATTACCAGCAGTACCATTATCACTACCAACCGTGTATACGAAGTTTATCAGTTCAGACATTACAGGATCGGTAATGTCAGTGGTAATACCACCGAAGCAACGCCCACCAAAGGTAGCCCCACCGTCTAACTGATTGTTCGGTGTTACAATTCCAGGAGTACCAGTTGCAGTAGTGGGAGGTGCTTGAGTCCTATCGGCAAAGAACAGGATTTCTCCATACTCTGCGTTAGCATCCATGTCCAGATTACAAGATACTATAATTTCCATCGGTATAATGTAACCAGTATCAACACCAACGATTAACTCTGGCTGGTCTGAATCAACGGTAGTTCCAGCACCACCACCAGTTATCAATCCTACGTCAGCCCCAGTAGTCAGGGTTCCGATATGGGCAGTATAAACCAAGCCAGCAGCAGCTAACTTATACTTCCAGTCAGCCGTATAAAGCTGTCCGAGTTTAGTCATCGCAAGATAACCAGAACCATTGGGTAAAATACTAGGACTGATTTGTTCTACATTTGCTTTTAGATTTAACGCCATTTTATTTGTTCCTCCATTTTTAATCGTGGTTCTTTAGAGCCTACCACTATAAAGGCTATTCATCTATTTCATCATCTGGTGCTTCTAGTTCCAACTGTACTATGAAGTTCTTACCTCCACCTCCATTGGTCATAGTGCAAGTTAGCCATGTTTCAGTTTCTATTTCATCATCACTGAAATCGTCTGCCGCTTCATTTGAAGTTTCTCCCTTTGTTAAGACAATGGAAGTTGCTGTCGTATTGGAAGTAATCCTCCCATAAGAGTCACGTCTTACAACATTCCGATTGCTCATGATGCTAACATCATCGGAGAGTATTTCAAACTCAGCATCGCTCGTTGTAGGGGCTGTAACAGCGTGTATTCTAACTGCGTAAGGCGAGTATGCTTTGTCTACATAATACGCCTCAGAACCGTTAGAATGGCTCCCTTCAGGGAAGTGCCATGTCAAGTATCTTTTCATTTATAGCACCTCCTATGCTTCATCTTGCCAGCCGATAAACCTATCAACTGTAGCGACCCTAACTGCACCTGTACGTGCTATGTTAGCAACATAAGGTTTCAATGCCGTAGTACCACCAACTGCCGCAGCTTGGTATCCTACTGGTTTGAAGTTGTAGTAGAACGTGGCATTACCCGATGAATCAAGTTTGATTCCGAACCATGCGTAGGTTGCAGCGACAGGTGCTATTGCTAACGACACTGGAGTACCTTCAACATCAGCTTTAGTAGCGCACATATACCAATAGTCAGGATCCCCATCTGTATCAAAGACAAAAGCTACACCGTTTGTTGCTCTGGCATTGGTAAGTGTGGCAACACCAGCACCTATCTCAAAACACATCTGGTCATTAGTACTCATATCGGCATCTACAAGCCCGATGTTCACGCCTACCGTAGCTATTCCATCCATCTTAGCTCTGAATTGAACCATAGCGTTACGTGAACCTGTCCACGTAGAAGGATGGGTTAGTTCGCAGACATCATTGTCTACACCGCCAGTAGTCAGTGTTAGAGCATGGGGAGCTGCCCAAGCAATCGTACCACCGTTTGTTTCTTCCTCTACCCATCCATGATAGGCTTGAGGTACAAAGAAGTCCTCATCAAAGATAGACTTCTCGGTGAAAGGATGTCCGTATATATTCTTAGAATATGTAGCAGCATCCCTGAAATCTAGTTTCCTGTCAACTTTTACTATCTGACTCATTTAATCTCCTTTTCATCCATCTATCTTTTTCGGAGCGATGGACTTATACCCATGTTTTTCTTTTCTTTTTAGTATCTTTCACGTAAGTTTCTGGATTACCCTGAATAGACTTACGCAAACTAGGATAGCCACCCATGCCTTTCATCTTAAAGAACGCAATAGATGTTGGTTGCTTTCGCATTGGAGTACCGCAACACAATGGCTCACTACTCTCGCTACTCAACTGTATTACCTCTTTTATTCCCTTACACCTATTGCAACAATAATCAAAAATTGGCAACTAATCAACTCCTAGCTTTTTCTTGAATAGAAATATGCGCCGAACGTAGACCGTAGGACATCGCTGCCCCAAATGGTATCTACGTTTACAACCGTGCTATGCCTCTGAGGCCACGGGGTAATCGTTACGCCAGGTATTTTCTGAATAGCAATACCGATAGCGGTCATGTGAGAGTAAGCACAATAATTGCCTGTAGTGGCTGCGGTCAGGTTGTTAGTCTTCAGGATAGTATCACCATAAGGTGTTCTTCCAATTTCACCACTCAGGGTCATGCCGTAGTCACGATTAACAAACTTGTCAATCTTGAACATATCGGCAATAACTGAAGGGTCTATGATGAACCTGCGGTCTGTCCTGTCAACATCAGATTCATCTAATCCTTCCATAAGCGCAATACAAAGGTCATCAGTAAACGACTGACCGTCTGAACCTGCCCACGTAGAAGTTAGTGAAGAGAATAATCCGTTGACATCAGTATCTACCGTTTTGTTGATTTCATAGGCAGACCTCACGCCAAGTCTATTAACGATGTCATTGATTTGAGTCTGCATAGCAGTACCATCGTCAACCTGGACAGGACACTCATACCATTTATCAATAGTAAGAGTTTCGGCAGTAGAACCCCAATCAGTGTTCATGTTGCCACCATAGTCACTGGTAACATCAACTGCACCAGCGGTTAGAGATGAACCAACCGGGATATGAAGTACATCACCCATTTTTAACTGGTCTTTCCACGTAGTATCAAAAGCACCAACACAAACTAGATTAGATTTGGTAGCTTCTATTACCTTGGCAGACCATTGTTCTGATATTTGCTCATACGTTTCCGCACTAGACGGATACCTTGAAGTAGGCCAATTAGCCATTGTTATCCTCCATTATCGGCTATCAAAAAATGCCGTAATCGCTTTATTATTTTTTACCTTCTGGTCTGGTGTCATTTTCTTTATTGCCTCATAGGTCAACCCACTACCAGTAGGTAAACCTTTATCTGAGTTCAATTCACCAGATTCTATTTTCTTCATTCTTGCAAGTTCCGCTTGCAATTCTTTAACTTGTTTTACTAATGGATTATCCTTTGATTCTGCCTTAGCCTCAACCATCTTATCTCTCACTCCTTTAGCCAGTTTTAAAGCCTTGTCTATATTCCCATTCATGAATTGCGTATAAACTCTTTCCTGTTCAGGGTCATCAGATTCTTTGAAATCTACTTCTAATTCCTTTTGAATAGTCAAGATTTCCTCTGATACTTCCTGAAGATGTTGTTCTTGCGCAATCTGAGCAGGTGTTTTAGCAGGCTTTATTTTTGTGCTAATCAGTTCCTTGTAAGTTGGTTTACGCTGTTTAGGCTGTTCCCCGTAATCATCTGAGTTTGTTTGGTCTAGCAACCGAGACTCAAGATATTCTGCAAAAGTGTCTATCCTTGTGTTGTTCTCTTCCAACTTACTATTGATGCTGGTAATCTCACTCTGCCACTTCTGCGCTTCTTCAGCTTTCTTGCTAGCTGTCCTCTGATGAGACTTAGCTTCATTCTGCCACTTCTCAATTTCCTTTTCCAGTTCTATCTCCCTTGCGGATTTAGCTGGCTCCCGGGCTGATACTTCTGTAGTGATTGTTTCAGGTGTAACTTCGCTTGTTACGACCTCCACAACCTCAGATGTGTTCTCCCCATCAGTTACCATTTGTTCCTCCTTTTACTTAACATAATTATATCACACATAGTCAAGACCTACTGTAGAACTTATCGTACACCTGTTGTATCTGTGGATTCTGTATTTTCAATATCTTACGCATCTCACTTATAAGTCTATCTGCCGACCTGCGCACACCTTCTGGCATATTCTCTAACTTCCTGCCATATCTAGTTTCAACCTGTGTCTGAATTTCCCAATAAGGTTTCAATAGTTCCTTTGCCTGTTCGTATTCTTGCGCTAGTGGGGGCAAGTCTTTATCCCCCTGCGCCTCTCGTTGCAGTACATAGTTCCAAACTGTATTACCATATTTCTGTTTTAGTTGCTCTCTAAACTTATTATAAGAATCATAATCAAATAACCCATAAACATCATCAAACCTTCCTGAGTAACTTGCATCTTGTAATTCGGAGTAGGCTATATCTCCTACAAAATCCTTTGAAATATCTTTGGGTTCATTTAGCCTAGCAATAGCTTCCGCAAACTTTGGATTCTTATCTATATTCTCTAGTGAAGTACCATAACCATTCTTTGCATTTTGCATATATTCTTTGAAGTCATATCCGCTAATCATCTCATCATCATAGGCTTTCTGCAATTGAGATAGTTGGGAAATATAACTATCTTTGGCTATATCTCTTTCCCTACCTCTCTCAAGGAACGCTGTACTTAACGCATCTCCACGTAATACTGTGCGCCTGTCTACTTCTTCCTGAAACATAGATACTTCAGGTCGTTTATTGATTTCCTTTTTTTGCATATCGTTCAGTTCAACATAGGAAGTACCGAACTCTTTGGTAGCTATTCTTTCCTTAGCATCATCTTGGAGTTCCCATGCTCCTTTCGGGAATGTTCTTCCACCAAATATCTGAGCTACACTTGAAGCAGGTTCTGCTTCACCTTGAATGAAATCCTGAAAGGCAATAGGCGTTACTTTTTCTAACATATACCTTCCCCAATCGGCAGGACTTTCAAACGGTTCTCCAAGATAATTCTCTTGCTCAATAATATTTGCAATCGTTCCAGTCAATGGAGATGTTCTTCCGTACATAAACTTGATAAATGGGTTATCATCTTTACTTAATCTTATTAAATCAAGTGGTTCGTCAGCAGCAGTACCTACTACATTCGCCATCATACGAGCTATACCATAGAACGCACCACCTACACCTATATGTTGGTTCCCAATCTTTACTGTCATAAACTGAGATGAGTTAATATCAAGATTAGGTTGTTGATTAGTAATCTTACAAGCACCATAATACATAGCCATTCCAGAAGCCATCATAGCAGAAAGCGATTTCCTAGCTTCAGCACCTGTTATACCACCCTTGAATATATCAGCTACATAGGCAAGTGAAGCTCTAGTGTATCTTGGTGCAAAGAATACGAAAGCATTTTCTAACTGCTGTTGAGTCTTGGAGATACCCAATGCTTCGGTAGACATAACACCAGTCATTCTATCTATAGTACGTGCTAAATCTCTAGCTATCTGCTCGTCAATTACTCCATTCTTGACTGCTTTATTCCTGAGAGCCTTCCACATTTCATTACGAGCAACTTCACCAAATCCTGAGAAAGCAGCTTCAGCCCTACCATATGTCTGACCAATTACCTGCCCTCCTTTTTTACCAGCTATCTTTGTCGCTATCTTTTGTAATTCAGGTATAGCTTCCATGTACTCAAACGTCTGTGAACTTCCACCAAAGGCTAGACGTTCCGCCCTTGTAGCTAGAGTAGAAGCTTCATTCATGTACTTGTAAAAGTTCTCAGGCTTTGCAAAGAATTCAAACTGCCGAGCAACACCCTTTGCCCAAGCAACAGGATTGCGACCTAATACTGTAAGACCTTGAATGAAAGGTGCTGAGAAATCCATCGCCGCTATAAGGGTTCTACCAATCCCACTTATAGTAGACATACTCCGTAACCACTCATTACCTTTATTCTTGAAAGCAGGTTCAGCAAACTCTACTATATCTTTCGGAAATAACTTATTCTGAAAAGCAGCATGGGATTTCCAGACTGACATTTCCATACCAAACCCTTCCCCATAAGATTTACGCCATTCAGTTTTGTTCTTAAGTAATGGTTTCAATTCTGTACTAGTTGTCTTTACAACATTGTCAAGATTATCTCTAATGGTTTTGAATGAATCCTTTTGCAATTGAGAGAAGTTGTTATATATTTCTTTATAAACATTTTCTATAGCTTTTACTGCTGTCTTATTTTCTATATTGAGAGTTTGAATTGCATCATCTAATTCACCCATCATAATCTTACCCTTAGTTTTGGTGAATTGACTTAGTAATATCTTAAATTCCTTTGGAGATACTTTGGCTTCTTTCCATATCTCTCTTCCCATCTTAGATATAATCTTATCCGTAGCAGAAGGAGTAAAGGAAAATGCCTGGTCTAATTGCTCTGCCACTTCTGGCATACCTCTACGTATCTTCGCTAAAGTCGCAGGAGGCAGAGAAGTTCCCTTGCGTGTGATAATGCTCTGTACCGAATCAAGAGCATAGTTAGCGGATATTTTCTTAACATTCAAATCTGCTATCTGCTTTGCCATCTCAGGTTCTTTAGCTGAGAATATCTCTTGCCAAGTCTTACCTAACTTCCCCACCTCATCATTGAATCTCTTGTCGGCAATTCTCTTTACATAGTTGTTAATCGTAGAGTTTATAACAGTCAATGGATTATTCTCATATTGAACTATACGTTGTCCCCCTTCTCCTGTTGCCCCTGCCTTCATGGTAGTCCTATGTCTTGCCCTGTCAAACTTAGAACCAAATTCACTAGCTTCGTATAGACCTTTTTCTTCAGTCTCTACACCTTTTACCATGCGGTGAAAAGTAAATTCTTTAGGTACATCAATACCCTCTTTAACTGCTAAGTCTCGGACTTCATTGATTACATTAACCGTATCCTCGACAAACTGTTTTGACTCAGAAGTAGCAAATTTATAGTTATCAGGACTCTTTGCATATCCTTCAATTAAATCAGATAAATAGGTACTTGTTCCATCTTTAGCTATAACTGCTTTTACCAAACCGTCATCAGCAATATCAAGTACTTTTATCGGATCTCCTAATGCTCTTAATCTTGGAGTTAGAATAGCCTGTACCCCATTTCTCATATCACTGATAACCACCCTCTTTATGAGCGCACGTTTAGTAATATCCAGAGCTGTATCTTCAACCCCTGGCATCTTGACGAAAGCAGCCGGGCCACCTATCTTACTGACTACCGCATTTAACACAGGTTTATTTTCAGCCCATACCGCAACTGTCTTGAAGAAATCCTTTTTAAATAGTACTTCATTCAAAGCATCGTCAAGTGGCAGGTTTACTTTCCCTGCTAATTTACCAGCCTTAGCGAGCGCACCTACCATCTTGTTAGTAGCACCAATAGCCTTTGCACCCTTACCAGCCCATCCTAACCACGGAATCCACCATAATGGCATAGCAAATTCTATCGCACCTTTAACATATGTTGGTGGCTTCCACATTTCCCACTCTCTTTTAGAATGTTCAAGATAACCTTCTCCCTTTTTCCACGGAATATTAGGTGAGAATATTGTTCCAAATGGAATCTCTAATTTCTCATGTATAAAATCAAAAACAGGAGCTACAAAGGATAAGGCTTTAGGAAGTACTGGTACTTTAGATATAGCCTCCCCTATTACATTCATACCTTGTTCTGCATATTGCTTGGGTAGTTCCCATCCTTGTGTAGCCTTGAAAGATGTATCAGGTTCTTCTATCTTCCCGGCAGGATTCCACCCTAAACGATTCTCGGCAGTATTCAACTGCTCTTGCAACCATTCATCTCTAGGCTTCCATCGGACATTCATTATCTATTACCTCTAGCAGACTTCCAGTAGTTGCCAAAGTTTATATTACGTGGAGTCTGCATCTGCATCTGAGAAACTAAATCATCTGGTCTTTGAGAACCTTGCCCCTTCGCATAACTTGAATACATTTCTTTCTGTGTTGGATTCCACTGATTCCAAAGTTGACCACTAGGAGTAACTGGTTGCGCCCACTTGGTTACATCAGTACCTTTAACCGAAGCTACATTACCTCCACCAATGGAGGGGCGAAGCCAATCAGGTATATCTAGTTCAGGTTCTTTCTTTACACTTCCACCTGAATCACTACCATATCCAGCATACCCTGCATCAAGAGCAGCATAACTTAAAGCTTGTTTCTCTTGCATTGAAAGATTCTGGTACTTAGGGTCATTTGGATTAGTGGAATAATCAAGTGTAGTTCTAAGCGCACTATTGAAACTCATTCCTGTAGATTCCATTAAGTTCTTCATCGCTTGGCTACCTACTTTGCCAGCTTGAAGGTCTGCCTGTTGCTGTTTTGCATTTTGTAGATTACCCTTCAGGTAATCCATCATCTGCTGAGAATCCTTTTGTAGAAGAGGATTATTCACATCATTTATTTGTTCTTCCAGAGCTTTTACCTGAGAACTATAAAAAGATATAGACTCCTTTAAGTTTAATGCTTTATCTTCATCAGATGTTACAGTATTGAGAGTCTCAGGCAAGGTATAAGGATTAGGTTTATTTGATATTAAATGTTTCTGAACCCAATCAGTAGGATTAAGGCTAGCGACCATATCAGCCCTAGCCTGCTCATAAGCATCGTTTAATTCTTGCTGTCTCTGTTTCTGAGAAGCACTTGTTCCTTGTGACCATTCCTGTTGAGCATTGTTGATTGATTGCCATGTAGAGGCAGATGATTGTTCTGCGCCTGCCTTCTGAGTGGCAAGTAACTGATTTCTCCTATCTTGGTCTGATTGTTCCCTAGCGTAATCTATCTGAGCCTGAGTATCAGGAGAGATACTACTATCAGCCGTAGTTTTCAATCCTGCCGTATTAAATGCTAACTGCCGCCTAACTTCTTCTTCTGTTAATCCAGAGTCAAGAGCCATCTGTGTTATCTGTTCATCGGTATAAAGAGTATACTTTCCTGATGTGTCTCCATCTTCTGCTGTTTGTTTAAACCCATATTCCTTAGCTAACTCAGGGTTAGCATTAAAATAATCTGTGAAATACTGTTTCTGTTCATCAGTTAGAATTTCCCAATTTGCGGCAGCATTTTCAGCCATTATTTCTAATGGAGGTAATTGTGCTTGCCACTCAGAATATAATCTATCAACTCTGCCAGATTGAGACTTAGCATTCCCTAGCATTAAACTTCTATCTTGAAGTAAGGAATTTAATACATAATCCCAATAGTCAGGAGATGAATATTTTTTACCAAATGCTTCTATTAAATCATTTAGATAGTTCGCCGTTTCCTTTGGTATTAAATTCTGGTCAGGCATTTGTCTGCCTCCTTATCATAGACTCCATTTTACTTTCATAGTCACCATACTGTTGTGGATAGTCTTGCCTCATCTTTTGCTTTACTTCATCTGGAACCATCATGTACTTGGCAAGCGTAACTTCCTTTGGTTCCTTTATTGTGTTAAACGGCTGTGTATTCTTGAAGTCCTTTGCTATCCTTCCCTGAACTCTCATTAAACGAATATCCATACGTTCCAAAATTCTATCGTATCTTGACTTCTCTGACATTACTGCCCTCCCATTGGAGTACTACGAATTCCTCCACCTGTGTTACCTACATCTGCCATGTTCATTCCTGTTTCTGACTGGATATTTCCTGTCCGAGGTTGACCACCCTTTGACCCTATGGGTGTACCAACATTTATATTGGGAGTTCCATTTATCGCCTGTTTGTAAGCCTCAAGTCGGTCTGCCATTCCTGAGTTCTGTGCTGCGATAGCCCCAAGAAAAGCTGCAATCTCTGGGCTCTGGAACATATATTTCTCTGATAGAATCTCATCTATCTCATCATCGGCTTCTTCTTCTGTCATGCCAACATTCTTAATAAGGTGTGACCTCAAAGATAACTGACCATCATTTACCATTGTCCTTCCTGCCATTACCATCCTATCTCTGGCAACCAGATCATCTTTCTTCAGGTCAATCCTTAAATCAGTATAGGAATCCTTATCCCCTTCCTTTAATCCAGCAGGTAAAATCTTCAATTCATTTAAACTGCATATCTTTATTGCTATATCAAAGGCTTCAGCCCACAAAGAGGAGATTGCTTCTACTGGTGAATCATACATGGCTAGTCCGGCAGCACCCAGAATATCCTCTTGTCTACCAGAAGTACCAGATGCCATACCCCTGATAGAAGCAGGATGTTCCATATTCAAATCTGACTTGACAAAGTTCCTGTAAGCGTAAGCGTCTGCGCCTAAAGACCTTGATTCTTCTACCTTTGGTTCTACGCCTGATGGAACGTGGATAACATTTATAGCACCAGGACGGCTGTTGTATTCAGCAAATAGATTCTCTGGCTTCTCTCTATCAATAGGCCAATAAATATTTCTTATCTTCCAGACAAGTTCCGATTGATTGTAACGGAAGTCTGTTGCCATCGCAGCATCTTCCTTTATTTTATCTCGTATCATTCTTGTTCTGGTAAATGCTAGCGTTGACGGGTCTTTATCCTTTGAATCCGAACCATAACCAGTATAGCGATGCACAAAATTAACTAATCCATAAGGATTAGACATCATACCATCGCCGTTCATTAACTTACCTGTATTATTCATATAGAGAGGTTTCTCATCTACTTCCGCATATCTTACGTCTTTACTTACATACATCCAGAAGTCTAACTGGTCTGATGTTTTAGTACCAACAGGAGGTTTCCAGTTTGGATAATTTGCCTTTAAGTCACCGACTGACCTCTTGTAACTCAGGACTACCCTGCGAGGTTTACCATCTATATCTTCACTTGGTTCATGGTATACTACACTAGGATCAATCATCATAAAATACACAGGTAATCTATCAGGATATAATTCCTGCCATCCATCAAGTCTCATAAGTTCATCATCATGGGGAATATAAATCCACGATTCACCTCTCGTGAAAGTAAGTGTCTTGAAAGTATCCCTGAAAGGATTAACCGATTGCTTTGAGAGAGTCTTGCACCATTTATTACAAAGAGAGGCTATCCTGTTGGCTCCATCCAATGACCCCTTATTCCTAGAATCAGTATAAACCTTGGGTTGGTACGAGATAACTTGTTGTGTTATTGAGTTTGCCATACCTGCTACGAATCCTGTACGCAGGATATACTTCTTGTCTACAAACACTGGTATAGGTAGTTCGTAAGTATCATCAAAGAAAGACTGGTCTAACTCCTGTTCTTTAATCTTTGCGCTATTACGCCCAATTACCCAATCTTTAAATTCTATTATTTCAGTTTGCGTTAGCAAAAGACTGCCTCCTTCTTGTGGCTATATACCTGCCACTACTATCAGGATAGTACGAAACCATACTTCCTTCTTGTCTTGGTACATACTTATTTAACATCCATAGTCCTATCATGCACATTACCCAGTCAAAGGGTTTGTTTATCGGAGTTACCTGTACTAACTCTCCATTCTTTATCCCTTTCTGTACCAACTTTGCCTGTTGTATGAACTCCCTGTCATGGCATACGAACCTCCGATGGGAGATTGCACCAGCTAAGTCACCGAACATTAACTTCTTACTGACACCAGACATATACTGCCCTTGTTTCTCAGGGTCTATTGTACCGTCTGTCTTTCTCCTCGGCGCTTGATTGGGTGTTTTCATATCTACTATCCTGTCGGCAAATGCTATACCAACTGAATTGAACTCGTAACTGTTATAAGCGTTGTTGTAAATCCTTACTAATCTGTCATGTAAGATTGCTACCAGCCCAACTCTTTCCTTTCCCGTAGCCGAGCAGACAACCTCTCCTGTAACAAAATCCATTATCATAGTCACAAACGGGTCTGTACCATTTGAGGGGTCTGTGTAGCTACAATAGGTACGCCCCGGGACAGGTAGTTTATATACCCTTACCATTCCATTCATCGTATCAATATCAGTCTGCTTAATCGGAGGACAGACATCATGCCCCATATCATCAAGAGCCTCAAAATCAAAATAACCCAAGCTGATAGATGCCTTGAATACATCTTCAATTGTACTTGGATATTGTTCCTCTATCTGTAGAGCCGTGTACTTTGGGAGTACTGACCTTCTCCACCAGTCTTCTAATGATAGTCCATCTTTCCGTACTGGTCTTAAATCCCACGCCAGGAATATCATGCAGGTATCGGGCATATCAGGATTGGTGAATAGTTCCAACCCCGAATCAAATACTTTCTTTACTGTATTCTGAGCATAATAGTAATCAGAAGTCTTTTGCCCAAAGTAATTGTTGTCATCTTGTTTATTTGCTGTTGACAATTCTACCAACTTTCCACCAGCACGAGCCACAGCCGTGAAGTTTTCCCTTGCGTGTTCGTGTCTTGCTACCTCATCCCTCGTTATCAACGTACCCTGAAATCCATGACCTGCTTTCTGAGTTGAAGGAAGGGCTAGAATCTCAGTCATCTCATTCTTAAATGACATCTCCGTTCTACTATCCTTTGCAGTCGGTATCTTGAGGTGCTTGGGAAGATTTGCATGAATGAAGTTTACCTTCTTCAATAAGTCCTTTGCCTCTTCCTGACCCTGTGATAAAAGCAGGCACTTGGCGGTAGAATTAAATAGTACTGTCCATAGATTAAGTAACGCCATCAACCATGAAATGCCCAACTGAGATGCCTTCAATATATATACTACATCATACTTCTCTATTATCCTGATTAAGTCTACAAGATAAGGCCACATCTCCCACTTGTCTATCGTTGAGGTATTCTGATTCTGGATATAAGCATACTTCGTGGCAAAGTAAACAGGATCACAAGCACACCTCGCTACTTCTACCAGGTTAGTTATGGCCTGCTCCCTATCTTGTTCTACCGTAGTTATCTCAGACAATGGCTTCTTCCTCTATCTCCTCTTCAATCTCTATTTCCTTTATCTCCCCTTTTATCCTCTTACATATCGGACAATACCCAACCTCTTTATAAGACTCTAACAATGCCTCTTTCAACTTGAGGGCTGCCGTATTTAAATCACCAGCAGAGAGTTCTTCCTTCTCTTCAGGTTTTAAGATACCTTTTGCTTCCAGCCATATCTTGAAGTTCTTGAGGTCTTTTCCCTTAACCATCTGGTCATAAGCAGCATCAAGTACTTTCTCTATCTTATTCTCTTCTGCTTCACCTTTAGGTATATTCTCCTTGATGTATTCCTTCTTTAACTTATGGTAGTATGCCTCAGTTACATCAAAAGGCTGACACATTGATTCTATTGCCTTCCTCGTTATCGCCCCTACACCTTGCTCATTCCAATACTCATACAAGACCTCACGAGCATTTCGCCCTTCTGCATCAACCTTCCATATCTTCCTACCTCTATCTACCATATATTACTCATTTTGCCATACCTTCCGCTTCGTCAGTTAGTTCCTTTGAAAATATAAGTTCGTCAATGGTACAACGCTTCCTACCACATTCTGTACAATACGGTAGCAAAAATGTGTAATAGCGACCACATAAACATCTTGGCATCTTTAACGTCTTGCATCCACATTGACCACAATATTTAATATCCGATTGAACTATAATCCCGCAACTAGCACAAACTGTCTCTTGCTTACTTATTCTACTCATTTTCCCTTCTTCTTCTTCTCTACTAAGTTATCTATCTCTTTTCCTATCTCTTCCCTTAATCCCTCAGGTGTAAACTTGCACCCATATCCCACATCAAAATAGTGGTAAGCATCAAATAGTAAATCCTCTAACTTCTTCTCACCTTCATCAAAGTCGTTCCCCGCATATATCTTGAATACCTTTTCTTTGTTCCCCTCTATCTTGCATCCTATGTCCGGCTCTAAATTGACTACCTCTTCCTTTATCCCTAGTATAGTATTCATCTCCATCATAGAACATCCTTTCTTATCTTTCTTTACTTCCTTGCCAACTGCTGGCTTTAATTCCACCTTATCTTCTCCATCCACTCCCCCCACTTGAATAACCACCGTATCTTGATGAACTTATCATAATACCCACTACCTCCCCTGTCCCACTCCTCTATGCACTCCCCTACTATTCTATCATTAACTGTCAAGAGATATTCGTTTATTCTATCCCCTATATCTACTGTTTCCATCTCTACCCTCCCATAACTAATTGCTAGTCTCAAACTCTTTTTTACCCTAATGTTGGGGACTAGTCTAACTATATATATCACTCAGTCACAATTCCAGCCCTTCGCACCTGGCTATTCCCAACCACAGAAGAATGACATAATAATAGATAATGAAGTCTATGGTGGGTCGCACAATACATCTTATGTCACCCTAGGCACGGGATATAACCTGATGAATAGTTGCCGGCTACCATGCGATTATCCCCCTTATATGAACGGTCATTCATATGATAAACATAGAAGGGGGTATTTGTCAAGCTTGGGTATCTAATATATATAATACTTTATATATATAATACTTTATATATATAATACTTCATATATATAATACATTATATACAATTACAACCATCCGTAGGTAAAACAAGTGGTACAAGTAACTTAGCGAACGAAGTAGTTAATTAAGTTGGTACAACAATAGAAACAATATATAGTACAATTATATATTAGTTTACTTTATATAATATATACATTATATAATTACTACAAGGGGTATTAGAATATCCTGGTATCATCAGGTGCTGGAGGTGGTGTCCTGAGGGTATTAACAAAGGAAGTAAACGATATATAGTACTAGAGCGCAAGCGTTCAGGCGTACTATATTGAGTTGGTTTAAATAGGGGGTAGGGGGATAATAAAGGTAAATTATTGTAGAACTTAAAAAGTTATAGGTGTAGCAAGGATGGAAACTTTGGAATCTCATGAACCTTCGTTTCCTCCTTTATTTTACAGTATAATACCTAATAAATCAAGCGTTTTACGTCATTTATCAATATATATTTTATATTATTAACCCATATTATCAGGTAAAGCACAACCCTATATGGTATTCACCTGGTTATACCATACTTTAGATTACTGACAAAACTGACATATCTGACATATCTGACAAAACTGACATATCTGACATTATCATTAAAACAAGGGTAAATTCATACCATATTCTAACTTTGTTATGGCAACCTAGCTTTAAAATAAAACTTGACAACTTCCTCATAAGAGTTTATCATGTATAACATCAGGTAAAAATAATAAGGGAGGGTAAAGCAAAATGGAGGTTACGAAATGACTACAGGAGAGTTCAACAAAGAGGCAAGAATGGCAGCAATGAAGGAATATTTCACGAAAGGAGAGTTGATAGTAATAAACGAAGCCCTAACTGGATACCAGTGGGATTGCACTGAAAGAGTCGAGAATATGAACAACGAAACAGGGATAAACACAGAGCAAATATTAAGGTTGCGCAATATAATTGCTACGGCCAGTGACTTGAGAGAAGAATTTGAGCCGTTCCCTCTATAAAATATTCGGGGGCTGCGCATCCTGCACGCAGATATAATAAAGAAACCGTTTCCGGCGATGTCCGGGGGATTATAATGCCTATGTCTGTAGAATGGGAATAACGGAGGTAATATGCAAAATCTGGAATCAATAGCAAGACAAAGAGACACGGAACTATCCGAGTTTGAGCAGTCAATGGCCACAATGAGAGCCTTGATAGACAAATACAAGTCGGCTACACCCGAGATGGTATGCAGGTACGACCACAGGGCTAGATGCACCGTACCGCCGACAATGACCTGTGCGGAGTTCGACTGCCCGGTATTCATTAAATCATTTAATCTATGGAGGTAAGACAAAATGAGCAAGGCAGCATTTACAAATCACAAGCACAATGGAGTGTTTCTAGAATTCCCGAACGGTAATTCTATATCAACTATCTGGGGTGTAGGCAGCTACTCCGATAACCACGACCTTGATTTCAACCATTTTTCTACTCTTCTTAAACAAGGCAGTATGACCTGCGAAATAATGTTTAAGACGACTGACGATGAATTGCGGAACAGGATATTTTCTAAATGTGGACAAGATCCTGATGATGATGGCGTTATAGGTTGGGTAAACATCACAACCTGGCTTTGGGTGTTGAACCAACTGGCTAAGGGGAAAGAAAATACTAAGGAGGATTAAATGCCGGAAAAGAAAAACAAGCTCATCAGGAATATTGATACCACTCTATGGCAGAAGATGAGAGTAGAGTGTGCCAAGTCTCAAGTCACAGCCACGGTCTGGCTAACCGAGGCTATCATGGATAAACTGGCTAAAAAGAGAGGGTAACAAAATGGGCAAAGTATATGGGGAAAGTAACGTCTACGAACACCCTAACGCTATCTACGATGAGCGTAACAGCCAAGAGGCAAGCGTATGAGTAGAAGCGTTGGGAAGTCCACAAAGCCCGTAGCATTCAGGCTCTCAAATGAGGTGTATGCCATACTCGAAAGACGAGTACTGAAACACCCAAGGCACATAAGGATTAGCGACTACCTCAGGGAACGAGTTATCTACGACCTTACCAGAGGGCATAATAAGGGAGGTAAATAATGGATTGTGAATTGAAAGACGGGAACCTACCATGCGAGTTATGCAATATGATACAAAAGCTCGCTACGACCGTGGAGGCTACGAAAAAGGATATTGAAGCGTTGGAATCTGTCAAAGCCTACCGGGAGATGTACTGGGACATGAAAGAGTTGAGAGCCTCACACAAAACCTGTCCCGGTTGCGGAATGTGTTTTGGAGGTCATCACCTGGCCGTTCCGTTCAAGCACTACAAGGACATTGGCTATGTCTGCGAATGGTGCGCTGATAGTATCAAGAAAGAGGGCATAACAGCCTTCAATAAACGAAGGAAGGAAGGTAAGAAATAGATGCTGACAGTTATTAAGGACACACTAAAGAAACAGACTCTTTGCCCTTCCTGTGGTGTCTCATGGCAGGTGATAGAAGATTGTCTGCATGATGGTCTAGGGTCGGATAACTATTCCTTGGCTCAGTGCTTGATGTCAAATTGCGAAGTATGCCGGGAGAGGTTTAGAAAATGTTAACAACAAGTTTCAAGAAGTTGCACGAAGCCGGAGCCTGTGTAGACAGGTACAAATATCTAGCGAAACAGCTAGGGGGAATTAAAAACTACGGGGAAGATACCACGATAACACTTCTCAGGTTGCTAGAGCTGAATGGGTTTGATGATGCTCTATGGGCTTTGAGAGCTTGCGAACCAGAGAAGGAACGAGACATGATAGCCCGTACATTTGCCTGTGACTGTGTAGAGAGAGTATTACCAATCTTTGAAGCAAAATACCCGGAGGACAAACGCCCAAGGATGGCGATTGAGACTTCAAGGAGATACATAAAAGGGGAAGCTACTATTGATGAATTAGCTGCTGCTAGGGATGCTGCTGGGGCTGCTGCTTGGGTTGCTGCTTGGGATGCTTGGGATGCTGCTAGGGCTGCTGCTGGGGCTGCTGCTAGGGCTGCTGCTGGGGCTGCTGCTTGGGATGCTGCTGG